TTTTTAATAACGGGCTGGGTTAAATTACCTGTAATCTCGGCATCTTCTCTTACCCGCCAGTATCTTCCTTCTTTGGTGGCCGGGGGAGTGAACATGCTCTCTTTAGCGTATCGGCGTAAAGTATTCAAACTTGGAGGATTACTCCGGTATTTTTCCGCAGCCCATTCTTCTAAAGTCAGCATTTGAAGCATGTGATTTACCTCATAATGGCCCATATCAGGGCCATTTTCTGAAATTAAAAAATCAGTTTTCAGTCAGACGCTGCCAGATTGCTGACACGTATTTGACCTGATGAAGAGCATCCGAAATAGCCTTGTGAGGTTCTCCATCAAATGGGATCTCATAGCGAGGCTCGCAGCCAACGGCTTTACCCAACTCGACAACAGTTCTTACATCCCGGTTATTCCAGAACTTCCATGGGCAGGTGATCCCCGTCCGGTCATAAGTTGCCTCAAGCAGAACATTGTCATAAGTGGCACCATTCCCCCAGACCTGTACAGAATCAGGACCGTTAGACGCATTCTCAGTTATAAACTCATTTAGCTGTAGCAAGGCGTCATCGAGCGGAATAGCATCATCCATCACTAACTCTGAACGAGCTTCAGGCGAAGCTTTAAGCCAGAAGATTATGGTAGATGCATCCGGAACCCCGCCGCTGGCCATGGCAGATTCCAGGCTAATCACTTTGTAAAACTCCGAACCGGTATTACCTGTAGATGGATCAAAGAACACGGCCCCGATAGATACGACTGGTGAATCAGCCTTTTTGCCAAAAGCTTCAATGTCGACCATAAGGTGTGTATAGAGCAGTTCTGTCTCGATATGGTTATGATGACCGGAATCATTATTTATGGCAGCTGTGCTGCTATAAGTTTCAGTAGTGCTTGTGCCTGAGAAAGATTCTTTCGAGCCTTCTGATAACGCAGAGCTGTTCGGGATTTCATCATTGCAAGTTTCTTCCATCTGCACATTATCTACGTACTCTGCCGCGCTATTTTGTTGGTCGATTACAGCGTTGCTGGTGACCAGCCCTTCAATAGAAAAAAGACCATTACCAACTTTTTCGAGAACCGGCTGTGTGTAGCCGTCGACCTGAGTCCCCTCATTCTGGCCGCCAGTTTCAACAGCAGAGTCATTAGTTAACTCGTTTGTCCAGCTCACCTCAGGGTTATGGCGCGCAGCCGCAAGAGTTTCGTCTGATGGAGCAGAATGATCGCTTTCAGTCAGGTTCGCGTTAATGAATCCGCTGAGACGTGCCGGATACAGGTAATGCTCTGGGTGAGCGCTGCGGATAAGTGCAAAGATAGCTGCACGCGAGTAATCCAAAACTCCCGGAGTTGCACGAAGAGCTTTAGACCATTCTGTGAATGGACTTTCTTTTTTACTCACGCTCTCTTTTGCCCGACGGAAAACACCACCAGGGATATCATAAATGTTGAAATCCATTGGTAACGTGGCCAGCGCAATCTCTAGATCGAGAGTGTCTAGATCATGTTTAAGGTCAGGGTTTCTGTCGGTCTTGTTGCCTCCGCCAGCATTCGTACCGCTTTCAGTACGCTGTATTTCTGCAACGCGACTGCCATTGGCCCATTTTTTTACCAGCAGGCCGCGGTCAATGTAATCAGTCGCCGCCCAGATTCTGGTGAATCGGAGAACCAAAGCGAGTTCGTGACGCTTTTCCTGGCTGAACACTTTGCGAATGGCGTCGGTATAGCGCCACAGGTCTTTGGTGGCGTAACCCTTAACCTGTTCGCAGTTTTCTGCCGCCAGCAGCAGGTTCTGGACATAGCTATTGTCAGTGTCCATCTCCAGCGCGCTGATACCTTCGTATTCTTCGCGGGTTAAGTGGTGGCGCAGTTCGTCGGCGGTGAACTGGGCGAGTACCTGCTTGCGGAAGGGCATACGAACGACTGGATAACGTGTGGTTTCGTCATCATTCTCGTCAATCTGGATACCGTTATCAGGTTCAAGACCCTGACCTGCTATAACGCCAGTGTCGCTGGTGCTTTCAGATTTCAGAGGGGGAAATTTGCCGCTGCGCCAGGCATCCACTATTTGGTTGCGATCGCTGGCATCTGCTTTAGCCCAGTCAGCCATGAATGCAGCGATATTTTCAGTTTCGTGAACTTCATCTGGCGCGAATACCTGCTTAATCGCCTGAACGAGTTTCCACTCAGCGTTCAGGCTGAGTTCGACTACTTCAGGGATGTCATTCTTCGCCAGCAGCAGGTTCTGGAGATAGGTGTTGCCTTCATCCAGTGACATTTCGCTGGCAGCCAGCTGCTGCTCTTTAGTTATATGTGACTGGTATTTGTCGCTGATCAGGTGGACGGCAAAACGGACCGCTGAAGTGCGGTTTTCAAGCGGGACACTCTCGACGGTGGTTTCAACTGTAGTGGTCGCTTCCGGAGCGGCAGTGTTGTTGTCCACGGCTCCAGTAGACTCAGCACCAGCCTTTGGCAGCCAGGTGCGTCCATCGTCCTGGAGTTCGTAGCGTTTGCACCAGGTGTAATCCACTGTGCATTCTTCCGGTAGGTCATTGTAAACAGGGAAATCGGTACGGACAGGCTTGCTATAATCCTTGCCCCGGCCGGTTTCAATGCCAGCATCTTCCAGCTCAACATCCAGCTGCAAATTGGCTCGTGCTTCTGATTTAGCCGTGAACCAGATAACGGCATCTTCTTTGCCGGATTTCTGCGTTGCCTTGATTAAATGAAAGAATTCCATATCAGGTCCTTAATTTTGGTTGTAAGATACCCGCAGCTAATGATTGCCGCCTTGGGTAGTGGTCATTGGTCAAAACTCGATTCCGGAAAGCTTTGGTCGGCTGACCGGGTACTAAACCCGCCTTGCGCGGGTTTTGTGCTTTTAAGGGCTGGTAGAAGCCATAGGTCTTAACTCGATTAAAATTTGAAAGCAGGCTGTTGGTCTTCAGCCGGTTTATACGGATAACACTCTCCTTTAATGTGCTGCTCTTTGGCAGCTGCATCACAGCCAGATTCGGTTTTGTATACACCGAGCATGATGTCTGAGCATTCTCCGGTGAGGGCACAGACGGTAACGATTAGGGCAAAGAACGAGCTCATGCCTTTAGCTCTGGATTGCCTTTTTGGGCCAGTAAGTAGCAAAGCTTACGAACCAGAACTTCAAACAGATTTAAGCGAACGGCTTGGCAGCCAGCTTTTTTGCGTGCGAAATCGATCATGGTTAACTCCTGTGTGCCTTTAACGCCAGGCTGGCGGAACGGTAAACCTGCTGCGCGATTGTCTTGCCATCTCATCCGGTGTTTCGTATGCCACCGGCAGCTACTTCGTGGGCGTCCTGCCTTGATGACTGATTTTCTAAAATCAGGCTACAAATAAATATGTCATAGGTCAATACTTAATTGACATAAATAATTGTAGTGATGATTTTTAGAGGAGGGCTGAGGAGATACTAGAGGCAAAAAAAAGGCCGCAAAATGCGGCCTTTAGAGTGTTCTTTATCAGTCTTTGGTTGGAGCGGGCTCAATCTTCCGTTTGCTGAGAAATTCAGCCATAAATTTATCGAGCTCTTCGAGGCGGTCGCTGGCCAGCTGTATGAACCTGGTTTGTTCAACTTCAGGTAACTGATCAAAAACTTCCAACAACGCAGCTTGTTTCTCGTTCAATACCGTTTTGCTTTCGCTGGTTGCCTTAAGATGCGCCTCTTCTTCATCAGATAAAAAGAACCAATACAGTGGCTTACCTAATGCTTCCGGGAATAAAGCCAACTTTTCCTTGCGAGGGAAATTACCTGTATTGCACCAGTTACTAACCGTTTGTGAGTTTACCCCCACTCTGCGGCCCAGCTCAGATTGAGATATCCCGGCTTCATCAAGAGCTCGTAACAGTCTTTCTTCGAAGTTCATGTTCGTATCCAAATCAAACCCATAAGCAAGCATACAAACTTTCTTATCAGATGTGATTGATTAAGTTTCTTGACATTGACAAATTATTTATCAATCATGTGATTCATAAATTGGGAGGAAGCATGAAAGAACACATTCAACAAAAAATTATTTCGCTGTGTGGCAGCCAATCAGAACTGGCACGCCGCTTAGGTAAAAACTCGCAGACTGTATCTGTCTGGTTTCGTACTCAGGTAGCAAGCACAGAGGTTTTAAACGCATGCAGAGCTTTGGATTGGGAAGTCACCCCGCATGAATTACGTCCAGACCTCTATCCCAACGCAACAGATGGTTTACCTCAGAAGGAGGCTTAATCATGCAGTCAGCTACATATCAACATCATAACCAACGCCTGGCCGGACCGCTGAAAACTCAAAATCAATTTATGGCGCATCGGCGAGATAGCTTTAAGCACCGTTCAATACAGGTTGCAGTTAGGGAGTGGGAATCCTCTTTGCCCGGTCAGGCGCAGGAAAAAATCGCTCAGCTGGTGGCTGAGCAGTGGGCGAAGGAAGGGGGCCGCGGCATCGCGGTCAATAAGCAGAATTTATTCCGTTATCTGAAAAATGAAGGAGGGTCGGAGAAATATACTGCTTACGTTATGCAGCTGTCGGGCGCAATCCTCGCAGCTATGCCTATTGAGATAGCCAGAAAGCATGGACTCAGTAACGCCAGAACGGAAGCCGAGCTGGTGGCGAGTGCAGTCAAAGAATGCAGTGAGGCGCATCAGGCGAAGTTGCTGGGAGCACCGCTGCAAAAGCTTGAGAAGGAGATCCGCGAAGCGGCAATCGCTTTGTTCAACATGTTACCTGCTGACGCGGCGGGACCACTACTGGCGAGCATCAGCGCCGTAGCGCCGCAATTTTTTTAATCGAGTTTTAACCAATGAATTCAACCCGGAGGCTTAATGAGCATTGATGCAATGCGCTGGGCCAAGAAAGTTAAGACCGGAAAATCCTCCAGTAAGGCGATCCTGACCTGGCTGGCTGATATGTGCGGCGCTGACTTGTGCGCTTACCCATCCGTCGCTGCGCTTGCAGAGGCTACTGAGATGGACAGAAAAACGGTGCTTGCAGGCTTGCAGCATCTGCAGGAAATCGGCCTGGTTGTCGATACAGGTGCACGGCGCGGCAGGACAAAGCAAATTCCTGTGTACAAGCTGGTCGGTGTTGAGGAAAGCATCCCCGATGCCGAACAGACCCAAAACCGGAACTCTTTAAAGGATCCCAAAAACGGTACGGTTAATTTGAACCGTACCGAAAACGGAACTGTTAATACAAACAGTGCCATTAACGGGACTATTTCAGGTGATAAGGGTACCAAAAACGGGATTGTTAACAGTTCAGATTTTAACCAAAGAGTACCGTTTTTCCCTTTAAACAGTCCCAAAAACGGGACACGGAATCTTCCAAGGAACCATAAAGATCTAAACCCCACACATAGAGAACTGGTCGAACCTGTAATTCCTGATTATCCGGATCAGCCAGGTATCGTAATTGGGCAACATCAGCCATTCGGCAAATTCCGGATGTTTGAAGACTGGAAGCCAACAGCCGACTTTGCACGACAGGCAAACCTGTGGGGCATGCCTATCAAGGTGGGCATAAATATCGAAGCCGAGCTAAGCAGCTTCATCGCTTACTGGCAAGCCGAAGGGAAAGTATTTCATCAAATTCAGTGGGAGCAGAAGTTCGCTCGCCACCTGGATCGCGCAAAGGTTCTGAAAGCACCACAAACGGGAGGTACCGAGAATGCATCAGTTCGACCACAGTCAGCAGCATCCCGAGCTGTTCAGCAAATACAGTCAGCACACGCAGAGTGGCGACGCCGGAACGGACTTGATGGCGACGGAGACGGCGTGGCGGTTATGGCAGGTGATGGGGGAAATCTTCTCGAACCGCTGGACGCAGAAAAATGGGGCAGAACCCACGGCCCTATGGATAGCTCAGATAGGTTCGATGACTGAGGGCCAGATCAAATTGGTTTGTCAGCAATGCATGGACCGTTGCGCAGTAGGTAATACGTGGCCCCCGGATCTTGCTGAGTTCGTTTCGCTGGTTTCAGAGAGTGGTGCCAATCCGTTCGGGCTGGCATCCGACCGGGTGATGAGTGAATACCGACGCTGGCGTAACGAGTCGTATCGTTTTTCGGGTAGTGACAAATATCCGTGGCCGCAGCCGGTGTTGTATCACATCTGCATCGAAATGCGGAGAACTGGTATTGAGCGTCAGATGACCGAGGGGGAACTTAAAAAACTGGCAGAGAGGTTATTAACCAAATGGACGAAGCACATAAGCAACGGGCTTTCGATTCCACCAATCCGTCGCCAGCTAGTTGCACCGCAGCATCCGGCAGGGCCAACTCCGGCACAGCTGCTGATGGAAGAGTACCAACGCCGTAAAGCGGCAGGTTTAACCAACTAATCGAGTATTGACCAATGACCAAAACATTAACCCAAAAAGAGCAGGTGGCGGTGTTTGTGCGCTACCAACCGAACTGCGCCGTTGGCGATGTGTCCGAAGCGCTGGATATGGCTGGCGGGACGGCGGGCAGACTTCTGCGCGAGCTGAGTGACGAAGGCGTGATTATTCGCTTACGTGACAGCGTTCAGTACACATACCGGGCGGTACCGCATGCAGATATTCCAGACGTAATCCTCCCGTGCATGGTTGAAAAAAGCGATCCGCTCAGGATGCAGGCTGCCGAACATAAAGCGAAGGCACTTGAGGAAAAGGGGCTGTGGCGAAGAGCTGCTGCGGTGTATTCAGAAATGTTTGGTATCGCCGGGAACGCTGTTGAGGTTGCTCGTATCGCCAAGCGTCGTAAAGACTGCTTGCGCCTGGCGGGGAGGGCGTAACCGATGCCGAGACCAAAATCACACAGTGAGCGAGTTCGAATCATCGCCCGGATCATCGAGATGGTGAATGAGCATAGCCGTATCACGACGAAAGAAGTCGTTGCGATATTCGATCTCCATCGCACCACCGCTGAGAAATATATGCGTATTGCCGTTCAGCGTGGAGAACTTATTCGTTACGGCCGGTGCGGCATTTTCCGCGACCAACGCGCCATAATTGATTTCGACTTGAAGCGCTTTTCACACAGCAACACATAAGGTTGATGGAAAAAGATTGCCGCTTATCAGCGGCATCTACAAACCTTAAAGGTCCGCTATGAGCGAAAAGCGGACCTTACGCATCCCTGCTAACATTGGCTCTGAGCATTAGAAATTAAACTTAGCGATTTACTGTGAATTCCCGACCGCCTTCGGAGCCAGTTTGATTCAGCGTAACTTTTGAAT